AGTGGGAACACTGATCGAGCCCGCGGGACCATTAGCCAAGACAACTGTGTTCGGCGTTTGCGTACCAGCCGAAACAACATATTGCGCCCGCTGCCCAATTTGCAAAGTTTGAGCCAACGCACCAGTAGCATATCTAACCCAACCGGCGCGGACTTTGAACGTATAACCGCTGGGCAACGTCGGAGTTGTAGCCGAAAGCGACAACAGACCCGCAGTCGTACTTGTAGTCGGGTTGTAGATAATCCAAACCGAATACCAATTGCTGTTCGCAACAGCCCCGGTATCCAGCCCATTGGCCCCGTTGGTCGCGGTTGAAATTGTCAAGCTGGGAGAAAAAACTGACTGCCAAATCGTTCCGTTGTTCAACAGCGCGCTATTGGCTGTAAGCGTTGCAGTTACACCACCGCCAACAGTGGTAATCACAAGGCCGGAAAATTGCGCCGCGACATTTGGCACAGTAACCCAACTGGGGTTAGCCGCCGTACCGGCCGTTTGCAGAAACTGCCCCGCCGTGCCGGGCGTAAGCGGAGTCCAAGCAGTAGCCCCACGATACATCAACGAGCCCTGGGTGCTGCCGATAACATCCAGCACCGAAGTGACGGTATTATCTGCTGCATTGGCCGTGCTTGACAGCAAATTGCTCTTCACCGTTTTCGTCGGCATCTGCGCCAATGCGGTGTTGGCAACCGAATTTGCAGTCAAACCCGCACCGGCCAACGCCACACCGGAAATGCTACCGCCAGTAATTGTTACATTACCCCAGTCAGTAGCCGAAGTTACTCGGTCCCAAATCTGGTTTCCGTTTACGTCTTTTACAATCTGGCGGTAGCTCCCCTTGCCCCAAATTGCCGCCCGGCCCGCAGCATCCAGCGGAACCGGATTCGCATTCTGCACTGACAGCGCAGAGTCCGACCAAGTAGTTTTTCCAGTCAAAGTGCTAGGGATATAAAACCCCACACTCCCCGCAGCCAAAGGCGCACCATTAGCATCAGTAAACTGCGTAAGCCCTTCAGGCAAAATTGCCTGAGCCTGAGCTAGTTGCCCCGCTACCGGCAGAACCGCAAACGCAAGTCCTGCCAGCAAAATTGCTTTAGCAATTTTAGAACTGCGCAGCATAGAACGCATCTCCCGCAGTACCAGTAATGGCAATAATGCCTTGCAACGCAGTCTGATTAAAGGTGCAGTTAAACGCGCCATTGGCGGCTAAGGGAATGCTGGTAGCAATAGTTGCTGAACCTGCCGCCATACCTTCCGAGACATACATTTTGTTCGTGCCGTTATTCACAATATAGCAGCCCTTACGCCCAGGCCCACCAGCCGGAGCAGGTGGCGTAGCCGGAAACAATTGCTGAAATGTATTAGTCGTTGTAATTGTGCTAGAAACATTGCCTCCAGCTGTAGTACCGGGGCTAGGAATAACCTGCACCGGCTGCTGTGCCCAAGCCAAGCTTGTCAGCCCCAGAACTGTACCGATCACCCCTAAGGTCAACATGCTCAACTTGGACATTTGCTTTACTCCTTAAATCCCGGATTTGGTCCGCAGAGATTCAACCGCAGCCGACAGCGAACCTTCGCCATAGCCAGCGGCATCTTTCTTCACTTGGGGCATACCCACACGCGGAGCGTTTTTGGAAAACTCTTCGCTACGGGTAAAAGTCCCAGTGCCTTCATTGTGAGTGGTCCTGCAAACCAGAAAGCCGTTGTCAATTCGCCGGACGGAAACGGAATGCTCCAGATTTCCGCCCGGTTCCCTGACAATAGCGGCTGTATCATTAAGCCGCCTCTTCATGGCTTAGCCTCCGTGAGAGTGATGATGCTTCTTATGCCCGCCGTGAGGAGTCATGCCGTGCAGGGGCTCATGGCGGATATGATGGTCATGGCCATGATGCGGGCCATGATCGTGATGGGCAATCGGATGCTGATGATGCAGCTCACGCATCGCATGATGCAGCGGATTGCGAGCGCTTTCGGCTGCCGAGCCGCCCATCTGGGTGCCCTTCATATCGGCGCGAGTTTCATTCCCCACATCCGAAGCCAACTTGCCCTTATGGGCGCTTGCGGGGGCTTTGGTGACAACCCGCTTGGGCTCATGCTCCTCAGCGCGATTCATCATCGCTTCTTTACCTGCTAGTCTTTTCATGCCAGTTCTCCAATACCAGGGGGCCGGTGGCCCCCGATTAACCGGCCGAAGGGACCGGAGCCGTAGGCCCAAGGGCTATGCCGCCTGGGCAATTTCACCTATTCCACCAACGCCGAGCCAATGCCACACGGCCCGCCCGTTCCGAGCACCGGCTATCGCCGAAGCCAGATCCCCAAACACCGGCACCGGCATTTGTGGCAGAATATTTTTACAAACCACTACCCCTAGCACACGCTTTGCGCTCAGGCTTTCCAGCACCGGCTGGTATAATTGTTCAATCTGCGTATGCCCGGCAGGAACCCAAGTAAGCTTACATTCCAGCACCACAAGCTCAGAATCAAAACTTAACACAAAATCCGGCTGGCAATGGCCATGCCCATTCCTATCTTCAAATTCAAACCAGCGTCCCGCGCTCACACTCGGCAGCAACTTCGCCAGTTCCTTTTCATAATGAATACCTTTAGCCTTCACGCCTCTGGGACGACCCACTGGAATAGACTTTGGGCGGGACTTTAGCAACTTTGCCCATTCCAACCCAACTATCACCCTGTGTCCCATGGCTCCGCTCCCCAGCTATCGCCAAATGCTTTGCAGTCCGGGAAAATGCGCTCCAACCCAGCCACTTGCCAGACCGATGATTCCCGCACCCCAATAAGCGCCAGCGGTTCTATTAACCAACGCTTTATGAGTTTCCAACGTCAATATAATACCATCAATTTTTTTGTCAAGCTCCTGCACTTTTGTTTTTGTCTCAATAACAATGTCCCTGGTATCATCCACAGTTGCAGGCGCCATGATTTTACTTTCTAAGTTTGAACCTCGACCATAGTCATCGCACGAAATCTTACCCGTTCCACTCTTTCGCTCCAGCCCTTGCCAAAAGTTTTAAAAGTGGAAAGAGTTTTTAGAAAGTCCATTCTCATCTCACACATGCCGTCGATCATCTGCCTAGCATCAGCTTCCGCAATTGCTTCCAGCGTCCGTTGGCCTAGCACACCATCTGCCGGAACAACTGCTAATTTTTGCAAAAATTTAACCGCCCGGCTCACGCCAGAGTTCACAGCCAAATCAAAAACCGCATAATCCAAGCCAAGCGCCAGCTGATCGCCCTTCACCCCTGTCCAATATTGAGCTTTGTAAAAAGGCTCAACATCCGCCGGAGTTAATTTCTGCATAACATTTTCACTTACCGTTTTCTGAACCCAGGATTCCCAAGCCCTTTTGGTCACACCCAGATTAGTCATCCCACCCGGGTCTTTCGGGTTATTTACAAATCCACCTTCTTCTTTAAGCACCATTGCCAGCGAGGCTGCAAAATTATTTTTCATTTCGCAACCCCTTTACCCGCTGCCAACAGATTATTCTTAGCTTCGCTACCAGCCGAGCTGCCGTAGTAAAAATTAATAATCCCACCCCAAGCCGTACCAAGGGAGCCAAGCATCATCAGCAGCGCCTCACTGCCGGTCTTCGGCATACCATTTACCAGCAACCAGTCGAGGATGGCAAAAAACCCAACTGTCGTCACGAGGGCCAAAGCCTTCGGCACCCAGTCATTGTTGGCAATCTGCATCTTCCTCGCCGAATCCCGATCATCGGCTGAAATTTTTGCCAGATCAATATCTAGCTCTTTCATCCGTGCGGCAAAATCAGCATCTATCTTTTTAACCGCTGCCAACTGATCCGGAGTAGCAGCTGCCAGCGCAGTGCTGACCTCTTCCGCAGTACCCGCATCATGACCCAACAGCAAACCTGACAGCGCTTTCACCGCAGCACCTGCAAGCGGACCACCCAGCGCAGTTGCGATGGTCGGGGCAATTTGCTCCAGCAGCGGAGCCAGCTTCAAAAAGAATTCCATCACTTTTTCCCCTTCAACCGTGAGCTAATTCCTTTGGCCTTAGCCTTAGCATCAGCTTTTGAACTTGCGCCCCAAACCTGGAGAGACTTTAGTAACCGTGTCGGCTCGCCCTTTGCATCCCGTTCCGGCCCCGGCATATTGCCCATGCGGGCCAAAAAGCTTGCCCGGCGTGGATTATCCCCAGCTTTAACCGGAGGCTTCAAATCGTGGCCTTCAGCTTTGGCGCTCGCTCGCCCTTTGGCATTCAACCCACCGGCCGAGTTTTTGCCTTCTTTTCTTTGCCATGCAGGAGTTTTCGCCATCTTTTCCCCCTTTCAACGTATCAGCAGCAGCATCCCAACAACTGCAATAACCAAAAACATCAGCACCACTGCACCCACACCCGCCACATTTGCCATCAGTTCCTCTTGCGCCTTCGCAGCTTCCAGGGCTTCCGCCCGCTGCTGCTTTTTAATCTGCGTCACATGCGCGACGACCTGATCCCACGCCGCCAGCCCAAACTGACCAACGAATTGATTTTTCAAATCTGCCATCAGCTGGTCAGCTTCCGCCTTGGCTGCATAGGCCTCCATCGCCATCTGCTCCGCGCTTTTCCCCGCCAGCAGACTTCCACGATGCGGCTCTGCCGCTATTCTAGTAATCTGCGCTACACTACCAAACAGCGAGCTCAGATCCTGCGCCATATGCTGCAGCTCTTTACCTACAGCAATTCCCGCTTTCAATGCTTCATAGCTGGCTTTAGCCGCTGCAAGAATCGTAATTGGGTCCATCAGCTTTGCCTTTCTGCCAGTATACCGGGGACATTTCTGCCCCCGGAACAATTTACTTTTCTTCAGAATAAGCCGCAGGCACCATCGTTGCCTTAGTAATCTGAGCTTCGCCTTCGGCCTTGATCTTTTCCATCAAGCCCGCAACTTCCGCCCAAGGCCTCTGCGCCAGCGCGGCAAGCACCAGATTAACTTCTACCACCGTAAACGTAATATTGATCTGCATTTCCATTTTCTGAGTCCTTCATCTTCCGGGCTAATTTGCTAAAACAGAAACCCCGGTAATCTCTGCCTAGTTTTTATGACCATGTAACTACAATAGCGCCGCCCGCACCAGCACCGCCTTTGTTTGTACCTGAAGCATTGACTGCTCCAGCAGCACCAATTGCAACGGTTAATGTGCTACCTGCCGTAGGTCCGCCAGATGTATAAGTTTTCTTGCAGTATCCACCGCCAGCGCCAGCGCCCGCCCAGTTAGAACCACTAGTGTTAAATGCGGACCCGCCGCCGCCGCCATAATTGCTGCCATTGTTTCCTGTAACGGACCCAGTAACGCCGCGAGTTCCACCAGCGCCACCAATGGCCCCTGCCCCTGTGCCGCCCGTTCCATTATTTTGCGTTCCATTTATTGAACCGCCTGAGCCCTGGCCGCCAGTTGTATTAATATCTCCTCCAGATGCTGTTCCTCCAGTAGATACAGGAGCCGCAGTACTGCCCGACGATTGGCCTCCTTGGCCTCCGTTCGCGACAAGGCTTAACGAAGCAATTTGAGTTGTTCCACCATCACCACCAACGTAAAAAGCAACACCTGGGGTTACGTTTGATCCAGCGCCACCCCCACCTTCAAGTTCAAATGAAATAGTATTGTAAAGGGGAACGACAAATGTCGTGGTTGATCCAGTAAGAGTTTGCGTCCCCGGTGTCACCGGACTTATTCCAAGGAGTACGTTATAGATCGACATTACGTCAGCCCCCCGCCAGTGATGACAAAAGTGTTGGTGCCCACGCAAAACACGGTGCAGAGCCCGCGCTGCGCCAGCGTGCGGTTGCCGGTCGTCGCCGTGCCCACCAAATACATCGTGACCGACGTGCCCTGCGTGATGGTTTGGTTGGACGAGCTGTCGTTGTAGATCGTGACCGATTGGCCGACCGTAAAGACGCTCGCGGGAACCGTGACACCGCCCGTGGTGATGTCGATGTATTTCCCGCTGTCGGTCGCCACGAGCGTGTAGGCGGAGGTCTGCGAGTTCTGAGGAACGGTGCGGACGTTGCCGATGCTGTCGCTGATCGAGGCGCTGGCCGCAATGGTCGCAGCAGACAGCGTGCCGGTGATCGTGGGCGACGCCGACAAGACCACGTTGCCAGTGCCGGTGCTGGTCGTCGTGCCGGAGCCGCCATTGGTCACGGCAAGCACGCCAGACGAGCTGACTCCTTCCGCCAAGATAGATAGGTTGCGAGAGATAGTCATTTTGGCTCCTCAAACAATTTCCATGCTGTGGTCGGTTCATCCCAGACGTACGACTGACCATCGGTTGGGTAGGCAACTGGTGCTTCCCATAGCCATGTCGTTTGGTTCAACGTCCATGATGGGAATGGCTGTGGCGCGTAGAAGACATCGTGTGTGGCATCGTATGTGTACCCGATACCAGCATAGTTACCACGTAATGCTACCCCGCCATCAGGATTGCCGTCTTGGCCGTAATGAACGCCGCCACGGGTATTGTAGCTGGTCTGTAGCCACTGACCCGGTGAGCTATCCACGAAGGTGTCAAAGAAGTCGGGTTCAGCGACGATGACTTGGATGACTTTACCGTCAAGAACCTTGGCAAAGTGGCTCACGCTGTGTAACTCCCAGATGAAGTGAACTTGATGATTGTGTTAGCTCCAGACGTGGTGACTGTGGGGCTACCGGTTACTGTGCCAGTGTAGTTAATGGTTGGAACGGAAAGAACGA